ATGCGAGCGTCTTCGGCCTTGAGCCGTTGACGGTCAACCCGTGGGAAGTTCTGGCGCGCATCGTTGCCGAGGCGGCCAAGAGCTTGATTATCGACCCGGCCCGGCCGCTGCAAACGCTCGATATCGGCATCGACCCGGCCGACCCGGAAGACCGCTTCACGATGCAGGAACGGCAAGTGTTGCTGACCTCGGGGATTTCGACGCTCGACACCGGCGGGAATGCCGTGCGGATCGAGCGGGCAATCACGACGTATCAGGTCAACGCCTTTGACCAGCCGGACACGTCATACCTTGACGCGAATACGCTGTTTTCGCTCGCCTACATCCTTCGTTTCTTGAAGGCGCGCATAACGTCGAAATTCGGCCGGCACAAACTGGCCAACGACGGAACGCGGTTCGGTTCCGGCCAGGCCATCGTGACCCCGAACATTATTCGGGCCGAGCTGGTCGCGTCCTATGGCGACCTCGAGCGCGCGGGCATCGTCGAGAATGCGGCGGCTTTCGCCGAGAACCTTGTCGTCGAGCGCAACGACACCAACGCAAACCGGGTCGACGTGCTGTTCCCGCCGGATTTGGTCAATCAACTGCGAGTGCTCGCGGTCCTGGCGCAATTCCGGTTGCAGTACCCGGCCAACTAGGAGGGCTTACAGATGGCCAAACCCATTGGCGGAACCGCCTTTATCAAGGTCGACGGCGAGCAGCTTGAACTTGCGGGCGCGCTTTCCGTCGACATCCAGGCGACCGAAAAGGAAGGCGTTACGGGCCTTTCTGGGGTCGCGCACTTCACCGAGAACAATCGCGTTCCCATGATGGAAATGGATGCTTTTGTTCCGGCTGATTTTCCGATGGCAAAACTTGAGGCCATGACGGAAGGCACTGTTACCGCCGAGCTTGCAAACGGCATGACCGCGGTTCTCGAAAGCGCGTGGTTGTCGGGGCCGATCACGGTAAACGCCGCGGACGGTACAACGTCCCTCAAGTTCGAGGGCAAGGCCGGTCGGTGGTTGCAATGACGACGGTTGCGCTCAAGAAGCCAATTACGGCGCATGGTGAGGACGTAACCGTCCTCACCTTCAAGGAACCGACCGGGCAAGAAATCATCGAATGCGGTTATCCGATGAGGATTGCCGACGGCGGCGTGATTCCTGAAACCGGTTCTATCGCCAAGTACATTTCGAAGCTTGCGAGCGTCCCGCCGTCGTCTGTTCGGCAACTCGGGCCGGACGACTTCAACGCCTGCATGTCGGCGGTGCTCGGTTTTTTCGGGGAAGGGGAGGAAGCGGAGAAGACCTCGTAAACGCCGCTTTCGATCTTGCCTATTCCTGGCAAGTGAGCCCCGCCGAGACCCTGGCCCTGCCTCTTTCACATCTTGAATTGTGGATGAGGCAGGCCGTCCGTATCCGACAGGAGACCAAATCCCATGGCAAGTAAGGCAAATCTGACCGCCGTTATTTCGGCGGTCGACAAAGTGTCCGGCCCGATGAAGCGCATTCAGCGCAGCTTGCGGCAGCCGGTGCGCGCCTTCGCTGGCCTTGGGAAGTCAGTCGCCAATGTCGGCGGGCGGATTTCCGGCATTCTCGGCCCGCTCGGTGCGCTCGGCGGGGCCCTTTCGGTGGCGGGGCTCGTGAACACGGTGAACGGGTTCGCGCGCGGCGCGGACGAAGTGAGCAAGTTCAGTCGCCAATTGGGCCTTTCCGCCGAAGCCTATCAGGAATTGCGGTTCGCGGCGGACCGGCAGGGGGTAAGCCAAGACAACTTCAATACCGCCCTGTCGGCGTTCTCGAAACGTCTTGGCGAATTGAAGGCGGGGACCGGCAGCCTTCACACGATGCTTGAGAAGGTGAACCCCGAACTCGCGGATCAGTTGAGGTCCGCGACCGATACGGAAGAAGCCTTCAGCCTGATGATCGACAGCCTGGACCGCTTGGAGGGGCAGGAAAACAAGGCGGCGCTCGCGGCATCGGCGTTCGGCCGGTCGGGTATGGAAATGGTCCGTGTGGCCGAAGCGGGTCAAAGCGGCATCGACGCGCTTCGCAAAGAGGCTCGACGCCTCGGAGTCGTCATCGACAACGACACGGCTCGAGCGGCCGAGGGCTTCGTCGATAGCCTTACGAACATGGAAGCGTCACTGACGGGGGTTAAGAACCTGATTGGCGGAACTTTGATGCCGCAAATACAGCCCGCTATCGACAGCATCACGAAGTGGACCGTCGAAAACCGCGAGTTTATTGCATCCAGCATCGCTGATGTTGTCACGGCAATTGCCGACGCCATTAAGGAAATTGACGTCGAGAAGACGAAAGAATCCTTCAAGTCGCTTAAGACGGACATTTCATCTTTCGTGGATAGTATCGGCGGATGGAAGGGTATTCTCATCGGGCTTGTCGCTTTCATGAATGCGCCGCTGATTGCCGCGATAGCATCGGTTGGAGTGGCCTTCCTAACCCTCTCGAAGACCCTACTTACCAACCCTGTTGGCCTTGCAATCATCGTCCTGATCTACCTCGCCAGACAGCTTATCGAGCACTGGGATAAAGTCACAGCGTGGTGGGACAAGTTGTGGGGAGCCTTCACCCAGACCTTCCAGGGGGCGTGGAAGGTCATTGACGGCTTGGTGAACGGTGACATGGCCCAGACAATCCAAGGCTTGGAAGAAATGTGGGAAGGCATCGGGACATTCTGGAATACGTTGTTCGACGGTATCGCCGCGTCGGTGAGAGAGCTCGTTTCCGACTTTGAATGGGCCCTTTCTATCGCCAGCAAGGCCAAGTCGAAGTTTACGGGCGTGAAGGATGCTTTTCTCGGTTTCTTTAGCGGCGATGACGAGGCGCCCCCAGTCGACAATTCTTTGAAGCGGAGGGCTGTAGATAGAGTCGACGGACCATCTTCGTTGTATGCCCAGAACAACCGCGTCGAGGGGCAAATGAATGTCACCGTGCAGGCCCCGCAAGGCTACCGCGTGGCGGCTGAGACGACCGGCGACTTCGAAATGAACGCCGACGTTGGCGACCGTCGCTTGAGCCCAGTGGGGTCCATGTAATGTCGTGGCGCGATACCCTTCGCCCGGCGTCCTGGCGCGGAATCGCCTTCGAGGTCGAGGGCGACGAATTCAAGACCGGCCGGCGGGTTCAAATTCACGAATACCCGCAGCGCGACAAGCCTTACGCCGAAGACCTCGGCCGCTCAGCGCGGGCCTATGCGATTACGGCCTTCCTGATCGGCGACGACTACCCGGAACGGCGCGACCAGCTCGTCGAGGCCTTGGAGCGGCCCGGCGTCGGAAAACTTGTGCATCCGTTCTACGGCGAGGTCGACGTTGTTTCGACCGGCGAGGTTCGGGTTACGCATTCGAAAAACGAAGGCGGAATGTGCCGGGTCGACCTCTCGTTTGTCGAGGCCGGCGAACTCGCCTTTCCTTCGCGCACGACCGACACGTCGGACAAGGTTCTTGCCTCGGCCGAGGCGGCGCAGGCGGCCAGCATCGAAAGCTTCGGCGAGCGCTTCACCGTCGACGGTCTGCCGGATTTCGTATCGAATGCCGCGCTCGATGACCTCGACACAATCGGCGGCGAACTCGATGCAATCGCCGGCGAGGCCGTTTCCCTCGACATCACCGGCCTGGACGTTTCCGGGCTTCTCGATGTCGAAGCGCTCGGTACTTCGATCTGGAATTCGGTTGCGGCGACGGTGCGCGACCCGCTCGCGGAAATCACCGAGACAACCTTTATCGGCGATGCCATCGGGACGCTAAAGCAAGTCGCCTCGATCGCGCTGCCGGTCGTGTCGCTTGTCCAAACGGCTTCCCGACTTCAACAGGCCATCAATAGCGGCGCGATTGTCGACCTTGTGCAGCAAGCCGCGCTTACCGAAATGGCGCGGGCCGCGGGCGTCAACGATTGGCTCGTTTTCGACGACGCGGTCGAGGCCCGCGACGACATTTCCGGGCTTCTACTCGATGCCTCGGCCAATGCGGCAACCGACACCGTTTTTCGCGGCCTCGAGAACCTTCGCATCGACACCGTGCAGGACATCACGACGCGCGCCACCGGTGCGCCGCGGGTGGTCACGATCGAGCGGAACCTCGGCCCGGCGGTCGTCGCGGCCTATGACCTATACGAAGACGCGAACCGCGCCGACGAAATCGTTGCGCGCAACAAGGTCCAGCATCCGGCATGGATCAATCCCGACGACCCGGTTCGAGTGTTGAGCGAATGACCGCGCGCCTTGTCGTCGGCGGCCGTCAATACGACGGCTGGAAAGATATCAGCATAACGGCCGGCCTCGATCGCATGGCGCGCGACTTTACCGTCGGCGTCACTCACGAATGGAAAGACGCGGAAGCCGGCCCGCGCAACATTGCCTATGGCGACCGGGTCGAGGTCTTTATCGACAACGACCTCGTTTTGACCGGCTATGTCGACGGAACGCCGATTTCGTACGACGCGCGGGCGGTACAGGTTTCGGTGACCGGCCGAAGCCTGACCGCCGACCTTGTCGATTGCAGCGTTCTGCACTCGACCGGGCAGATAAAGGGCAAGAGCGCGTTCGGCATCATCGCCGACCTTGCCGGCCCCTACGGCGTCGAGGTTGTCGCCGCGGTCGATGTCGGGGCCTCGATCATCGAGCATCAAATCGAAATCGGCGAAACCGTCGCGGAAAGCGCGCTTCGGATCGCCTCGCTTCGTCAATTGCTGTTGACCGACGACGCGCGCGGCCGGTTGGTACTCACGCGCGCCGGCAGCGAGCGGGCTTCGTCGGGGTTGGTGCTCGGCGAGAACGTGCTCGCCGCCTCGACCTCACTCGACGGCCGCGACCGTTTCAGCGAGTACCGGGTTCTTGGGCAGCGTTCGGGCAACGACCTCGACTATGCCGCGACGGTTGCCGGGCAAAAGGGCGTTGCGACCGACCGCGGCGTTCCCCGCAAGCGCGTAAGCATCGGCCAAGCGACCGGCCAGCCGACCCTTGCCAGTCTTCGCGACCAAGCCCGTTGGCAGGCCGGCTATAACGCCGGGCAGACATACGCGACCACTTACACCGTGCAGGGTTGGCGCCAGGCCGACGGGTCGCTTTGGCGACCGAACCAAATCGTCGCGGTGAAGGATCCTATTATCGGTTTCAATGTCGATATGCTCATCGGCGAAGTGACCTATAGCCTTTCCGAGAACGGCACGACGGCGACCCTCAATGTCGCGCCGCGGGCCGCTTGGGAACTCGCGCCGAAACTACCCGACGCTTCCGGCCGGCAAGGGCAATCGGCCATCGCCAAAGATAACTGGATTTGGCGGGAACCCTCGAAATGAACCTTCGCATTCTCGAGCGGGCGCTCGCGCCGATCCGCCGGCGCATTGCCGGCATGGTATCGCGGGCCGTCCTGCAAAGCCTCAATTCGGAGGGCGGGTTGCAGCTCGCAACGTTGTCGATGCTCGCCGGCGAACAGAAAGCCGATATCGAGCATTTCGAACCGTACGGGTTCACGTCGAAAGCGCACCCCGGCGCCGAAGCGATTGTTCTGTTCGTCGGCGGCGACCGGTCGCACGGAATCGTCATTTCGGTTGCCGATCGGCGATATCGGTTAACGGGCCTGCCGGATGGCGAGGCGGCGCTCTATGACGACCAAGGGCAGGTTGTTCACGTAAAGCGCAACGGCCTCGAGTTGCACGGAAACAACGTCTTGGTCTCGACCGCAGGCGTTCTTCGCCTCGATGGCGACCGGGTCGAAATACACGGCCGCACCTATCTGCAAACCGATGTCGCAGGCCTCGGCGAACGCCGCACGCATGAAGGCGTCGCGGTCTGGCACGATGACACTTACACGACCGGCGCAACGGTCAATTCGACCGAGCACGGCATCGACCCGCCGGCGCTGCCGACCGAACACCCGGAAGGTTAGGAATGCTGATTTCTTCGCAACCGCTTTCCATCGTCATTGATGGGGAGACGGTCGAACTTGTGCAGTCGGGGCTCGATCCTTTGGCGCGGGCCGTCATCATAAGCCTGTTCACCTGGCGCCGGGCGAACCCCGACGACGTGCTTCCGGCTGGCGACGACCGGCAAGGTTGGTTTGGCGACACCTTCGCCGAGGTTCGGGGCGACCGGATCGGCTCGCGGCTTTGGCTTCTCTCTCGCGAGAAGATCACGCCGGAAACCTTGGCCCGGGCCCGTGAGTACGCGCGCGAGGCTTTGCAATGGCTGATCGACGACGGGGTCGCCTCGAGGATCGATGTCACGGTTTCCCGGGTCGGTCTTTCCGGCGTCTCGATCGGCGCCACCATCACCCGAACCGACGGCACGGTTCGAAACCTTCAATTCGACGACGCATGGAGCGCACTAAATGGCCTCTAACGGTTTCGCCCGGCCGACCCTGGCCGACCTCAAGGCCCGGATGAAGGCCGATCTTCTGGCGCGGCTTTCGGTCGACGAAGTGCTTCGCCGTTCCGATGTCGAGGTTCAATCGGCCGTGCAGGCCGCGGCGGTCCATTCCCTTTACGGCTTTATCGACTATGTCGCCGCAAACGTGATGGTCGACACGGCCGACGGCGACCACCTGGCGCGGCACGCTTCGATTTGGGGAGTTACGCGGAAAAGCGCGACCAAGGCGGCCGGGAATGTCACCTTCGCGACCTCTATCGGCGCGGTTATTCCGCTCGGCGCCGAACTCACGCACGCGGGCGGGCAATCCTATCTGACGACCGAAGCCAAGACCGCGACCGGCGCAACGACCGTGGTTGCCGTCCAGGCGGCCGATTCCGGGGCCGTGAGCAACCTTAACGCCGGCGAGGCTCTTTCCCTCGTCTCGCCCCTCGCGGGCGTACAGTCGACCGCGACAGGCGGGGAAATCGTCGGCGGGGCGAATGTCGAAACCGACGCCGCGCTTCGGGCCCGTGTTCTGGACCGTATCCAGACGCCGCCGCACGGGGGCGCAAAGGCCGATTATGTGACTTGGGCGATCGAGGTCGAGGAAGTCACCCGGGCATGGTGCCTGCCGCTTTTCTCGGGTATCGGCACGGTCGGCGTAATGTTCGTCATCGACGGCCGGGAAGATATTATTCCCCTGACCGCCGATATCGAGGCCGTTCAAGCCTACATCGACACGGTTAGACCGGTGACGGCCGATGTAACGGTCTTCGCGCCGACGCCGGTTGCGCTCGACTTGACGATTGCCGTTTCGCCGGCAACCGACGCGGTAAAGTCAGCGATCGCGCTCGAGGTCGAAGACTTCCTTTCGCGCGAGGCCGAGCCGGGCGGGACCATCTACCTTTCCCGGCTTCGTGAAGCGATTTCCATCGCCGCCGGCGAGTTCAACCACTCGCTTACCGTTCCGGCCGCCGACAAGACGCACGCCGCAACCGAAATCGCCGTTCCCGGCACGATCACTTGGGTATAACCAATGCGCGCGACGGCTGACGACTATTACCGGGTTCTTCTCGACCTTCGGCCACACGGGCCGGCTTGGCCGGAAGATGACAACGACCTTCGCGGCCATGCGGAAGAACTCGCGCGGACGCATAACCGGGCGGTCGACCTCATCGACGAAGCGGATCCTCGCACGACTTTGGAAATGCTCGAGGCTTGGGAACGGGTTTGCGCGCTGCCCGACGATTGCACGCCGGCGGCCGTCACCCTGGCCGAGCGCCGGGACGCCATCGCCGCGCGCCTCGCTGCCCGCGGCGGGCAGTCGCCGGCCTATTACATCGGGGTTGCGGCTGCGCTCGGCTTCTCGATCACGATTACCGAATTCGAACCGTTCACTTGCGAAACGGAAATCACCGAGCCCGCGCTCGACGAGACTTGGCGCCATGCGTTCCAGGTCAACGCGCCGGAAACCACAATTCGCGACTTCACCGTCGAAAGCCCCTGTTCCGAGCGGCTTCGTACATGGGGGAACGAAATTCTCGAGTGCCGGATAAACGCGCTCAAACCCGCCCATTCATTCGCCCGCTATTCCTACGGAGGTTAACCAATGCATCGCGTAGATACTTCTTCGGCCGTTGCCGTCCAGCCCGCGCCGGAAGCTGCCGGCCCGCCGGGATTTTTCACGAAGGGCAACCCGCTTGGCGGGCCGCTCGCCACCGTGCCGGGCCAAGATTGGTTCAACATGATGCAGGAGGAAGGCAATCACGTTGTCGAGTTTGCCGGCCTTACGCCGGATCAAACGAAGGTCGACTTTACCCAGCTTCGGCAGGCAATTCAGCGCATCGCCGCGGCGTCGACCGACATCGCCTTTCAAGCGGGCTGGGGGGCCGATGGCACGGGCGAAGATTTGGCCGTGCAAACCTATGGCGCCTTGACCGCGCCGCGCGCGTTCTCAATCGCGGGGGTATTGGCGAACATCCAGGCGGGCCCGGTTGGCGCCGACTTGATCCTCGATATTGAGGTCGAGGGCGTTTCGATCTTCTCGACGAAGCCGGAAATCGCCGACGGGGCGACAGTGCTTACCGCCGGCGTTATGACCTCGACCCCCGACCCGTTTCCGGTGAGCGCGGGCGATGAAATCGTTTTCAAGATAACGCAAATCGGCTCGACGACTGCCGGGCAGCGTTTGACTGTTACGCTCGTTGGGGGCCTGCCGGCATGATCCTAGCCCCTCAGCATATCAGCATCGGCCGGGCGGGGTCGTGCTTCGCCGATGTCGTCGGGGACATTACGAACCTCGGCATCGGCGCGGCGATCAAAAGCGGCGTCACCGCCCCGCACGTCGCGGAAAACGCCTTCGACGACAACGCGGCGACGTTTTGGGAGTCGGAAAACCCTCACTCGCTGGCCAGTTTCATAGGCTGGAATTGGTCGGCTGCGCCGGACACCTGCCGGGCGATCGTGCGTCGCGTCGGGTTGCAGCAGCACAAGAACGCGACGAACGGAACCTATGTCGCGACGACCGCTATCTTGGAAGTAAGCGATAACTTGGTCGACTGGACCCTCGTTCACACTTTCAACCCGGTCAACGTGGCCGGCGACACGACCGGGCCGTTGGAATTCTTTGATGTCCCGTCGCCGGTCCTGGCCGCGGCCGCGCGGATCCGCGGCACCGTGTTCAACGGCGGCGGCGGTGTCTCGCCAATCCCGGTTTGGATCGTCGCCGAAGCTCAATTCATCGAAAACGTCAGTTAAGGAAAACGTCATGCTCTACATGAAGAAGGAAGGCGCGGCCGTCACCGGCGTTCCGGTTCCGCGGCCCTTGCGGGTCGATGCCACCATTAACGGCACGTCATACACTGCGACCAATTGCGCGGGATGGACCGACGAGCAGCTCGCCGAATATGCCGATTTCGTCGCGGTAGACCCGGCATCGCCTTTCGACCCGGCCGTTCACAACGCCACCGGCGGCGGCGCGATCTCCGGCGAGGGCCTGGCGCTGCCGGCCTATGAGGCGCGTTCCCTCGAGACGATCAAGGCGGAAGCAATCGCAAAGGTCGATGCCGATGCCGAAACAGCCCGGCTGCAATTCATCACGGGCGGCGCCGGCATGGCGCTGGTCTATGAGCGCAAGCGCGACGAGGCCGAGGCATACCTCGCCGCCGTGACGCCCGATCCCGCCGACTACCCGCTTCTCAAGGCACGGGCCGAACGTCTCGACCCGGTGACGCCGGACTATGACGCGGTCGCGGCCGAATGGAGCGCTCGCGCGGCGGCATGGGTGACCGCCGCCGCGGCGATCGAAGGCCTTCGCGAAGGGGCCAAGGAAACGATTTCCGAGGCGGCCGACGCGGCAACGATTTTCGCCGCACTCGTTATCAACTGGCCGAGCCCGGCCTGAAGGAAGGACCATCATCATGGCTGACATCATCTTCAACATCGCAAAGGGCCGTCTGGCGGCGTATGTCGACCGCGTCGTCGCGAACGATCCGGCGAACAGCGCGATCACCGTCGTCATCCTGAAGACCGCCGCGGCCGATGCCGTGCTGCAGGATCTCGACACATTGGCCGCCATCCTGGCCGGCGCCAGCGTCGAGGCGGATTTCACCAACTACGCGCGCAAGCAGCTGACCGACGCGGATCTCGCCGCGCCGGCGGTCGACGACGGCAACGACCGGGTCGACATCTCGATCCCGCAGATCACCTTCGCCGCCGCCGGCGGCGCGGTGAACAACACGACGGCCAAGCTGTTGCTCTGCTACGACCCGGACACGACCGGCGGCACGGATGCCGACCTCGTCCCGCTCGCCGCCTACGACTATGTCGAGACGACCAGCGGGTCGGACCTGGTCATCAACGCCGGCGTCGTCGCGCGGGCGAGTTAGGTGGGCGGAATGATGATCCTCGCATCCGAGATATCCGGCGACCCGCTTGATCGCGGGTACGCCACCATGACCGCAGCCGAAATTGCCGACAGCCTCAACGCGGTTAACCGCCCCGGCCTTGTCCCGGCGGAGGATGTCCGGCGCTACCTCATGCTGGCCGGAAAATGGGCGTTCATCGCGGACGATGCGGTGAACCATGCGACGGCGGAAACGCGACGGGCCTGCCTCACGTTGACGAGCGCGCTTGAATCCTTCGAGGCGTTCGACCTCCAAGACGCAACCATATTGGCAGTTGTCAGCGGCGGATTGGACGGGCTGGTTTCAACCGGTCATCTCGTCGTCGACGACAAGGCCGCGATACTCGGTCTTGAGAACAACCGGCAATCACGCGGCCAGGAGATCGGGGCCGGCCGCGTGACGATCGGTGCAGTGGAAAGGGCTAGGCCATGACAATCGGTGCCAACGACACGATCCTTAAATTTGGGACGAAAGACGACGTCACTGACGGCGCGACCCAAGCCGTCAGTGACGATGCTTACAGCGTTGATCAAGCCGACTGGACCAATGACGACGACGCCCCGATGGTGTCTGTCGTTTTCCAAGGTCAGTATCCGAGCGGGACACTGGACGCCGCGCCGTTTATCGCGATCTATGCGCAGCTTCTGAACGTCGACGGCACTGACGACGAAGCTGTGCCGGACTCTGGTTATCCTGGTCACTATCTAGGTAATCTCGACATCGACAGTGGACTTGCCGCAGTCACGAATACCTGGGCTGCGGGCGGTCCTTTCGCTCTACCGGCCCCCACAAAGTCAAGCCAGGAGTACCGGTTCAATTTTCACAACAACACCGGTGTCACCATCTCGGCGGGCTGGACTCTTGATGTCATCCCTCTGACCTTGGGGCCGCACGCATAATGAGCGCGGTTCGGCAAACGGCGGATTACAGGGCTGTCGCAGCGTCCTTAACGCCGAGGAACAGAAAGCCTCCGGGCTGGCGCTTCGACCCTGATCTGACAAAATACCCGGAAATTCATGCCGCCTCCCCAATCATTCTTCCATGCTGGGATGGTGTGGCCAGGAACTTCGGTTTCGCGGGAGATCCCATTGCCGTTGGCGCTCGGCTAAGCAATTCGATAGGTGCGACCGGATCTGGTCTTCCGGCTCGTTATAGCCCGCGATTGATGTATCGGTGGGCGAACATCGAGGATTGGGCTCCGACGACAAACTACACAATCATTGTTCGGTTTAAGGATTTCAACGTCGGCAACCCGCAGGCCGTGCTGTTGAACATAGGGAGATCATCGTCGAACCGCATTTTGATCCATTGCCCGTGGTCGGATGGGAAACTTTATTTTGACGGCCCCCGACGGGTAGCGGCGTCCGGGCTTACGTTCACCGGTGAGCAGACGTGGGTTTTTCGGTACGGTAGCAAAGGGCAAAAGGCATGGCAGAACGGCAATCTCGTTATTAACGACCTAACTGTCGGTCCGTCTATTACCTATTCGACGGGAGATGAGGCCGGGTTGGCCGGGCTCTTTTCGTTCACACCGCAATTTTTTACGCGCGACAATGACATTTACCATTATCAGGTGGTCAACACTGAATTATCGGACAGTGTCTGCGAAGAGATATCCGCTGACCCATTTGGTCTAATCCGGCCGGATCCTCTTAAAGTTCTGCCGATGTTCGTTCCGGCTGCCGGCGGCGGCACATCCCTCGGTACAGCGATCGAAACGGACGCCGCGCTGCCGATCTCGGCCGCGCGCGTCTCGACGCTTGGCGCCGCCCAGGAAACCGACGCGGCCCTGCCGCTCGCATCGGCCAGACGGCGGACGCTGACGCCGGCGGCCGGGATCGACCTGGCGCTGCCGTTGTCGGCCGCGCGGGTGCGGTCGCTGGGGTTTGCGGCGGAAACGGAGGCGGCCCTGCCGCTGGCGACGGCGGCGGGCGTCACGCTGAACATCGCGACATTGGCGGAGACGGCCTTGCCGCTGGCCGCCGAGCGCGTCCGGACTCTCGGCCTGGCGTCAACGTCGATCGAGGCCCTGGCGCTATCCACCGCCCACGCCCGCACGCTGACGCCGGCGGCCGGCGCAGACCAGGCCCTGCCGCTTTCCACCACGCGCCGCCGCGCGCTCGGCATCGCCGAGACGGCGGATCAGGCGCTGGCGTTGACGCAAACTGGTGGCGAGGACTTCATTCGGGTCACGATCCAGCGCGCGCCAGTCCGGGCAACCGCCGAAATTGGCCCGACGCGGGCCACAATCCAACGCGCCGCATAGGGGGCAAACATGATCGGAAAACCCGCCGAGGTGAATATCGTTCGCTATCGCGGCGATACTTGGGCGCCTGAATTCGCGGTGCAGGAAGACGGCGCGGCATACGACATCACCGGGCACACCTTCAAACTATCGGTGAACCCGCGGCGTGCGCCGGCGGATGCCACCGGACAGGCCTTCCAAGTTCCCGGCGTGGTCGTCGATGGCCCGGCAGGCTTGGTGCGCTTCCCGTTGTCGGCGATCGAGGCCGGCATTGCGCCGGGCGTCTATTATTTCGACGTGCAGGAAACGAACGCTTCGGCCGAGGTCCGTACTCTTGTCGTCGGTACTTGGACCGTGCGCCAGGACATCACAAAATGAGCGATATTCCCCCGATCACCTATACCCAGCGGATCGCCGATAACTCGTTTCTCAAGGCCGCGCATATGCTTCTTACGATGCTCTTGCCGGTCATGACGGGGGCGCTCGGCTGGTATGCCGACCGGCTCGATTCACGGCTCGAAACGGTGTCGAAGGAACTCGCGGAAGCGAATTCGCGCCTCGCCGTCGTGGCGACCTATGAGCCGCGGATTAACCGCCTCGAGGCATGGCAACAGGCGACCAACGACGACGTTCGCCGGCGCGGTCGGTTCGATCCGAGCGACGGAAAGGAACTCGAGGCAAAGGTTATGTCGCGCGTCGACCGCCTCGAGGACCGATTGACCGACGCCGAGCGGCGAATCTTGGCGAGGTAATGCGCCTTTTCTGGACCCTGGCCGCACTGATAGCGGCAGCGATAGCGGCGGCCCTAGTGGCCGCCCTTTTTCTTTTGGTGAACCCCGAACACAAAGGATTTTCAGCAATGGAACTGCTCTTGGAACGGCTGACATCGGACGCCGACGCGACGGTCGGGGCGCTGTTCGCCGACGGTCGTTTTCAGTGTTTCACGCTCGAGGATGAGCACCGGCTCGAGAAGGTGCCGGCGGAAACGAGGATCCCGGCCGGCACTTACGAAATCCGCCTTCGCGCGGCCGGTGGGATGCATCCGAAATACGCGGCCCGATACGGCTCGATGCATCGCGGCATGTTGCACCTTCAAGACGTTCCCGGGTTCGAATGGATTTATATCCATACCGGCAACACCGACGACCATACGGAAGGCTGCATTCTGGTCGGCGAGGGCGCGTTGACGAAGTCGGGCAATATGTCCCTGCAAGCGAGCCGGGACGCATACGAGCGGCTTTATCGGGCGGTCGTGGCCGCCGCGGAAGTCGGAAACCTTCGTATCACCATCAAAGACAGGGATTTGTAAAAATGCCGCTTCCGTTGCTGGCCGCCATCCCGGCCATTTTCTCGGCGATTTCGGCGGTTCCCGATCTCATCGACGAAGGCAAGCGTCTGTTTGCCGATATCACCGGCGAGGCGCCGCCCGATGACCTCGAGGGGCTGCGCTCGGCCGTCGACGCCATGCCAGACGGACAAAAGGAAGCTTGGGCCGGGACGATGGCCGAGCGAATCCAGATGTATGAAGCGGAAACCGAGCGCTTGAAGGTCCAGGGCGGCGAGGTCACCGCGGAGACCCTTTCGCAGTTTTCCCAGCCGGTGCGGGACTACATTGGGAAAATGCGGATGGTTACCAGGCCGCTTGTCGTGCGGCGCATGTCTCACGTTCTGCTTTTGCCGGTCTATGTCTTGGTGCTCGACGGGCTCGCGTCATACGTCAACAGTGCGATCGCCTTTTTCAGTGACGGGCCGGCCGCGGTTCGGATCGGCGACCAGCCGGCCGAAGTGCTGATTTACCAAATCCCGATGCTTGCGACGACGTTCTTCGCGCCTGGTACTCTTTACGTTCAGCTTTACGGCTATGCGGCCCCGTCGGCCGCCGCGGTGGTCGGAACCTATATGACGTTGCGCGAAATGGGTAAGGCCGGCGGGCCAAAAGTGGCGGCTAAATCAGCGCTCGACAAGGTCGCCGGATCGGTCGGCAGCATCGTCGGGCTGTTCAAGAAGTAAGCGCTCGCCGAACGAACGCCAAGGCCTCGCTGGCGGTCCATTCCGGCTTACTGGCGGCGACCGCGGCGACGGCCCGGCCGATCGCTCTTGAAGTATGAAGGCCTTCTTCGGTCGCTTCTTTATGGGCCCGGCGGGCGAGGTCGGCGAGTTCTTCGTCGGTCATACCGACAACTCTATTCGCTTCATCCAGGCAAGCTTTTGGTCGAGGTCCGGCCCCTTGCCGTACCGCTCGCGGGTGAACTTATGGCCCATGAGAGAGGCAATGATTTTGTCGGGCGGGTCGATGGCCGTTAACCGGTCTTCGAACGAATGACGAAAGCTGTTCGCGCTATGGTCTTCACTCGGGCATAGGCCGTTTTCCCGAAGAAATTTGTTCGCAGTCGTCGAAGCCGAATCCGGTTTTCCCCGATAGGTTTCGAACCCCTTCGGCATCGCCTTGAAGGCATGCAGCGCGGCCCCGACCAAAGGGATTTCGCGCGGCCGGTATACGGTCTTGATTTCCCGATGCTTGTTCGCGCGGATTCGAATATGCGGAATCGTCGTGTCGAGGCGAATATCGCCGTCGTCGGGATCCAGCCCGGTCAACTCATTGAAGCCGGCGCCGGTATCGGCCATCGCGAAAAGCACCATTCGCAATTCTTGATTAAGTCCCTTCAATTTCTCGCCGGTGAGAATTTCCCTCACATAGTCGGTTTCGAAGCTTGTCTTCGTCGACTGGTCGGCCGCTTCCGATAGGCGCAACCCTTCGAACGGGTTCGATAGGTTCAAGCGCTGCGCATCGCTCACGGTGCGAAAAAGCCGCGACATTACTCCGATGTCTTTGTTTGCGGCGTTGGCGGTCAATCCGCTATCCATAACCCGTTCAACCCACCAATCCCGAAACTCTAGGGCCATCGACCGGGTAACGGTTTCGATCGCTATGTCGCCATGCTGGGCGATGAAATTGCGAATAGCCTTCTCGCGCGGGTTCTTCCAACGGCGCAATTCGCGCTCGGTCTTGTGCCGCACTTCGTCCCGGGTGTGGGAATAGAAGACGGCCAGGGCTTCCGAAATCGTCAAAGGCGGCTTGGTTACGCCGCCGAGGATTGCGGCCGTCGTGCTCGGGTTCTCGAGGTGTTCCGCGGCGGCAGTGTACCGCTTGACCAATTCGGCCAGGTCGCCGGCGGCAAGTTCGGCCATCGGGGCGTATGAATGCCCTAGCGACTTCGCGAGAGAAACGGCCGCCTCGTAGCGTTCGCGTGCCGTCTTACTTTCCCCGATCAAGAGAAGGCTTCGCCAATATTCCTCGGTTGCGTTGTTGACGATATCGGCGCGGCGGCGGGCGATTTCGCGGGAGTCGGTCTTGAGCGATTGTTTGACGAAGCGGCGGGGTTCTACATCCGCGAATTCCGACGGAACCCGGCGGTAGTAGTGATAAATGCCGTTCGTGAATTGGAGGTAGTTCGGCATGATGTATACCGTTTTGTATCCCGAAATGTATCCCGTTTTCAGAATGCATAGGGATTCAAACCCCGTCAATGAATTCATAAGGTGTTGATTTGTCATGAAAAAAGCCGCCCCGAAGGACGGCTTTTCTCGTCTAAAGTGGCTCCGGAGCAGGGATTCCGATGAAATTTTCATGCCTCATAAGCAATTGAATTTACGCAATAAAGAAAATGATGTATCCCGAAATGTATACCGAAATGTATCCCGTTTTCGGTTACCCGCGGGCGAGGCGAAGCGCTTTTTCTAGGGCGTTTGCCTCGCCCTTCCGGGCCTCGACTTCTCGGTCGAGCCGGATAAAGCCCGGAAGATAAACCTCGCCGAACCGCTCAACGACCCGCGCCGCGATGGCTCGCGCTTCAATCAACTCTTGAAGGGTCGGGTCGGCAGACATCGAGAAGGCCTACTTCTTCACTTGATCGACGTACCGAAATTCAATCCGGTTAACGGTGTCGCTCGGCTGGCGCTTGTTCGCCTTGCACAGCATCGCGACGAATTCGGCGGCCGTCATGTCGGGGAAGCCTTCGCGGGCGCATTCCTTCGCCGGGTCGGCGTATCGCGTTATTTCGTCGGCGCGCTCTTTCTGAACGGAAACAATCTCTATAGTCCGTATGCGGTTGATCTTCCCGCCCTTGCCTAGACCCTGGCACTTCTCGCACGCCTTGACCCGCTCGCCGGGCTTTAGGAAATCCCATCCGAAGCGGCGGGTTACATCCTTCGTGCCTTCCTCGACCTGTTTCGTCGTCAACATGAAGCTCATGTTTCGCATTGCTTCCCCCTTATTCCGGCACTTTGCCAACGCCGAGGATGACGGGCGGGTGTGCGGTTCCAAGAACGGTTAACTCGATCTTCGCGCCGGCCTGTAGCGCGGCGAGTTCTTCCGGGGTCGGTTCCCAAGAGGTCGTCATGGTATGGACCCCGTCGGCGTCTTGGTCGCGCACGGGAAGGCCGATGTACCCTTGCGACTTTCCGAGGATACGGGTTGCGCCTTCGATCATGCAGACAATCATTTTCTGTTTCCCTAGTTAAGCAAATCCATGCCGAGAACCTTCCGCATTTCCGGTGAAAGTTGCTTCGCAGCTTCCTGGCCGGCAGGGCTGCGCCACCATTCGTCGGATTCTTCCTTCGTCGCGTCGAATTCACCGGCAGCAACCCGGCCGGCGAATTTCGTAAAACCGGCGGCCATGAGTTCGGTATAGAGTTGCGTTATCGGGCAAACGTATGTGTCGGCGTAGTCGTCGAATTCGCCCGTCTCAGCACGTTCCGCGAAGGCCTCGTATTTCTTGGCATTGGCCGGCGCGGCGACGGCCGCGACCTTCCGCAGCTCGGCTGCGAGCCTGTCTCGAGTTCTTGCCATGCTTTCCCCCTAGAACGGAATTTCGATTTCGTCGTTCGGGTCGATGCCGCGCCATTTCAAGCGGTGGCCGATCCGTTCGAACGCGACCCCGACGCGCCATTGCAGCCACCGCCAGAACGAAACCGGCGCTTGGTCGCAATGCGGGTCGTGTATCCAGAATTTCAACGCTCAATCTCCCTCTATCGGCAGCATGGGAAGCACCTTCCCCGCGTGCTCATGAGTGCAGTCACCGCAAAAGCGAACCTCGCCGTCGACAACGAAGAAGTGGCAAACCTTGTTCGGCTTCCGGTCGCGGAATTCCCAGCGCACCAAGACGGACGGCGAGAAGGTCGGCCGCACCATGTCGTTATTCCACGTCCAGCGCGGCCGCTCGGGCTTGTCGACGTTAACCATATGCATCATGCCGCAACCGGGGCAGTCGAAAGCGAGGCTTCCGTCGTCGAGGCGTTCTAGGCGGGGGGCGTCGGTCATCGTCGATCACCCTTCGCGATGGTCTTCGAGCATCGGGAACTTTTCCCGCGCGTGCTCGATAAGGGGGCGCCCGTCATCGGCGAGCATGTACGGCATGAAGACGGCCCCGAACTCGAGAATTCCGCACTCGACGGCCGTTATTTGGCCCTTCACCCAATCGCGCAGGATGCTGTTAACGGCCACCATGCCTTGTTTGAGCGCGGCGGCTTCGTATTCCTGGCGCGTGGCGCGCTTCCGGTGGTTGTACGGGTTGGCTTTGAGAAAGGCGGCGGCCCAGCCTTTCGCGCTCGCCTCGAGTTGAACATTGCGCCCGCGATGGACGAAGGCCAGCAAAACGGATTTTTCCTCGAAATTGTCCATAAAGCCGACCCGCTCGCACCCGAAGCGCTGCAAGATTTTCGTGATTTCATCCCGCGCCTTTTGGCCGCTTGTCGCGTTCTCGTATGGCATCGTCATCCTGCATCGACCTTGGCTTGAGCCTTGACCAGTTCGAAGACGCGCTTTCGAACAACGGGATCCTTTATCCGGTAATAGGCGCGGGCCAGCTCGAGGGTTTCGCGCTTGGCGAGGGGGTCGGACACAATGCCGACCTCGGGCGTTTCCCCTTCGCCTTCGACGCCGGCGCGAAGGCGGGGCGAGTTGCCGGCGACATCGGCGGGCATGTCGTCGAAGAAGAACGTAATCGGGACATCGAGGACGGCCGCCAAATCCCAAAGCCGGGACGCGCCGAGGCGATTTGTCCCGCGCTCGTATTTCTGGATTTGCTGGAAGGTGAGCCCCAATGCATCGCCTAGCTTTTGCTGGCTCATGCCGCACATGATCCGGCGCATACGCATGCGGGCGCCGACGTG